AGTTTGATCATCTAAGCTATTAAGCTGTTTAATAGTCTCTCGATGTGCTCTCCAGGTTTTTAAGTATTTAATATATCGAACAATAATATGTTCTTTTAAGTATTTAAGCATTATCACTCCAAGCTATGCACTTCCAATCATGTGCAACCCATCTACGTTCTTCAATGTATGCAATACCAAATCCTATTTGTTTTTCACATTCTTCTTTAGATGCAAATAAATTAGGATTAGCAAAACCTCTACATTCAGTTCCTTCTATAGTACATGCTAATATAATTGCAGTAAACATTTCTTTTCCAATCTAAAATGGTAGCCATCCTAGCCAAGCAAGAAAGTATAGTCCGACCCACGTATTAACTATACTCCCTGCAATAAAGCCAAATGCATACCCTATTAATTTAAAGGCATTATCCAATTTTATACTCCGATTTAAGGGCTATAATATCCATAATATATTCATTACAAGCATCCCAATTAGTAAATACTTTTTTAGTATTATTATAATCATCTGCTTCAGTTCGACCACTGTAGTTTAACACATAACCATTTTCACAAAAGTCTACAGAAAAATCAGATACATCTTTTACAATCTTATTCATTTATATCTCTCTTATATAATATTATTCTTTAACGTCAACTATATTTCACAACCACCCGCACCGCAAGCTAGTGTTTGAGCACCTTCAGTTTCATCTTCAAATTCATAGTTAGGAAGCAAAGAAAAGTCTACTTCAGGGAAAGCATGAACCGCTTTAATATACTCTTGCTCAGTGCAAGGCGAATAAGGAGCTTGTGCATAAGTATGCTCACTGTAAGGCAAGAAACTAATGCCAGTTACGTTATCAAAGTTCTTAAATACCCAGTCACCTACTTCTAACCACTCATGCTCTTTTACATAAATAGTTACTGAAACTGAATGTTCTGACCACCAAGTTTGATAAGCTAACCAGTTTTCAAGTTGCTCAATGGCTGTTTGTTCGTTAGCTAGTGTAGCACCAGTTGGTGATTTAATTGGGAAGTAAAACACAGTAGTACGCTCTACATTCATCGCATCCGGTTCGTTAGGTACACCTTGATCTTTAAGAAGTTGTGTTAAAGGATCGTTGTTTGACTGACGAACAGATCGAATATAATAAGGGGCAAAGCGACCATGAATGCCACTAGCGCTGTCAACAAGCTGGCTAACAGTACCACTTGGCTTAACTGTAGTAATAGCTGTAGCGGGGTTAATAGAAAGCCTTTCGGAATATTCTCTATTAGTTTGAATAGCAACATCTTTCATTTCCTTTAACAGCTTTGGATCAGGATTTTGTAACAGTCTACAGTCCTGAATACCAGTTAAGCTTACACCTAGCAAGCTTTCTTCTTCACAATTCTTTTGCCATACTTTACGAACATATTTAAAGTCTGTCAGCGAGGCTTGAAACGTACCAAGAATAGTAGCAATACGTACTTTACGCTTGAGATCTTCCTCTGTATCATCTACTCGGCATACGACTTCCGATAAGTTGCAGAGTTGTCCTGAACGCAATAAGATCTCTGCACAAGGATTAGTACCACGAATTTGTGAACTATCTCTGCGACCATCGTTAGTGTTGCGTTGAGCACCATATCGACTATAAATACCACGCTCGCCAGAGCCTGACTTCTTAAGTGCTAACCACTCTTCCATGAATACATCCATAGAAGGCTTTTGATCGTAAGCTGCAGAGTTATTAGCTAAAGCCCGTTGTGAGTTATTTTCCCACCACATACCGGATTTAGCATCACGTACTTCTGGATCTGTAAGATCACTCAAAGAAATTAAAGCAGAGCGGCGCACACCACCTACTACAACAATCTCTGCAATCTTACATACAATATCATGTACTTCAATAGGGCGTAGTTTACGTCCTGCTGCGTTTTTAAATGTAGTTGTTACAAACTCAAACAAACGTTTAAGAGGTTCAGGGCCAGAAGCACGGCCACCCATAGTTTTAAGGCGAGCACCTTCTGGTCTAACTTTAGAATAATCCCATTCATGTTCATTTCCTAAATATAAGTCTGCTACAAGCTTACGTAATCCCTTTGCCCAACCTTCAGCACTATCTTCAATAGAAATAGTACGTTCTGTTTTAACAAACTGATCGTTAATAATAGGTAGTTTATTTACGGCACTAGCTTCAGCTGAAAAGCCTACACCTGTACCCGCCATAAGGATGTAAAGTATTTCATCAAATACTCTAGGGTGATCTACTTCTACAAAGCTACAGTTGTAACCTCGGAAGTGATTCTTTGATAGTGCGTCTCCAGCACTCCACATAGAGCGCATAGAGGGCATGACTTCTTTGTTGTATACAGCATCATGCACCTCTTGGAATTCCGCATCGGTAATAACATTATTACCAATTTGTTCTTTCCAAAATCCGATGAGTCTATCTACAGTTTCGTTCCACGTTTCGCGCCGATTCCAGTCAGCTATAAAACGTGAGTATCGTGAAAGATGGATAAAGTCTTCGTAAGCTTTCATAGTAAGCTACTCCTGTTCGTTTTCGTTAAAATATTTAAATGAATCCAACGGTTTAGCCGCTGGTTTTTTCTTTTTAGGTTTTGATTTAGGCTTTAATACCTCTGAATACCACATAGTGCTAATCACATCTAATGCGGCTTGTGGGTATAGTTTTCTAATATTAGGATTAAGAAGCCATTTATCAAAGTCTTCGTTTGAAAACCCCTTTTTCTTAAGCGAGTTATAAACCGCTGTCATTGTCTGAGTATACATTAATGCATATTCCTTTTTGATTGTAGGTGTGAATTCATTATAGTATCTGCAAAGTAATAGAAATTATCACCTAGCTCTGTACTTTGTTCGTTAATGTTGTGAAAAGAATTAACTATCTTTTCTATAAACTCCATTACATTTGGATTGATTTCTGATACGTCTGCACCCCCATCTAATAACTGTAATATAATAGACATCCAAAACTCGTCTGGTGGAGAATTAAACTCGCTCAAAGTTTTCTTCGTTGAATTCATCTGACCCCTTCCTTAATCTTCCTGTATCAAAATTATAAAACATAGAACCTGAAGGTCCAGTTAGACCTGTATATCTACATTTAAGAACTTTAGTTCTAATAGTATTTCTTTCTTCTTCGCTTTCTGAACCAACGTTTCTAGCAAAAGCAATAATATCCATACTGATTTGTTTAATACTACCTGAACCACGTATATCATCCATAGACGGTAGTTTACCTTCTTCAAAGCTTTTACCTTTGTTATCTGTTTTACGCAAATGGCTAATAAGACCTAGCCATACGTTATACTTCTTAACTAAACGTAAAAGATCATTCATAATCTTATCTATCGCTTCATTTCCGGTGAGTCCTTCAGTTCCTTCAGAAGCAAGTATAGTAATGTGGTCCACAAAGAGATACTTACAACCGCTAAGACACATATACTCAAGAAAATCCATGATGGAGCCATCAGATATAGAACCTTGATGATCAAGGACCATAACACGGTTATCACTGAAAATAGTATCAAATCCTTCTTTAAGTTCATCTATAGGGATCTCCTCTTTGGCAGGGTTTCTACTAAGAGCCATTCCAGACATTTTTCTTGCAGTTTCGGCGGGACTTTCTTCCAGACTGATAAGGCCGATTTTATCTTCAGTTTCTTCAAGAAGATGAACAGCAATTTCCCGAAGAAGCGTACTTTTACCTGATCCGGTTCCGCTAGTCCAGAGAGTGATTTCTCCGAATCGCATACCCTTAAGCTTTTCATTAAGACCTTCCATAAAGTCGGGATAAGGTACAGATTCAATTTCATTGTAAGCCTCCAGTTGAGTCCATAGCTCATCTTTAGTCAAAATACCTGCGGGGGTATAGTCTACGGCATCGTAGATTACCTTTAATACTTTGTCAGGGTCTTTTATCCAAAGATCACTAGCATCTTTCTCTGATGATTTAGCTATCTTAATCTTATCATAACCTATTATACGAGCAGCTTCTTTTACTGCTTTTTCGCCAGCTTCGTCCTTATCAAGCCATAAAATAACTTCATCAAAGTTACGAATCCAATCACGACATTCGATAAGATCTCGTATAGAACTAGCACTACGAATACTAACCACAGGATAAAAAGTTTTATACTTCTTATACCAAGCTGATTGGACTGCCATAGCATCTAGCTCGCCCTCCGTTATAACTAATCTTTTACCACCGTTGTAGAGTTGCTGTCCAAATAGTCCACCTTTAACGGTACCACATGAGGTAAAGGTTTTGGGTAGATCTCTGACTTTGTAACCGGAGATCTTGTTGCCCACATAATAAGGATAGTAATGGCTAGAAATATCTCCGTCGATATTATAAGATACTTTAACACCGTAATGCTCCGATACTTGTTTATAAATGTTTCTTTCTTTAAAGCCACGTATCGGATAGTCTTCTGTAATTTCTTCTACTGTATCATTATTAACTGCTACCCATTGCGTTTCTACTGGTTGCATGTTGCCCTCCTTTGGGGCAGGGAAAGAGGCTCTACAAGAAAAACAAAATGCAGAGCCTTCTTCATAAATTTGTTTGGCATCTGAACTGCCACACTTTTCACATGGTTGATTACGAGTGACTATTGTCCCCATCATCTGCTCCTATATGTGCTGTGAATTTAGACATTTCTTGAAACAATAAAAAGAATATAATACTTGTAATAGGATTAACTAAGTGATAACCCATAATTTCTGAGATTAAAGTAAAGGCTAATAAACCTACACTTACAATCCACAAGGCTACTGCCATTGGTGATACTTCCATTATAAAAACCTCTTCTTTAATACATTAACATACCTCTTGGTTTTTGTAGTAGGAAACTCTTTTGGTACAAACCTGATAGCAGCAATTTGTCTATTGTAAAACCTAGGCGTAATATTGTCAGGTAAGTATTCAGTCATACAATCAGATAACATTTGTAGATAAGCTTCTGCATAATACAGTCCACCTTTAGTTTTGTAAAGGTCTACAATCTCAAATCTAAAGTTATCTTTTTTGTACTTGCCAATATCTTGTTTTAAAGCTTTAGAAGAACCTATATAGGTTTTCCATGTCATTGCTTTACCATAAGTCCTAGACTTCTTTTTACCGCCATGCCAAAATTGTTTCTTTCCAATATAATACTGATTAGTAGTTAAATTTTCTATACAATATACAAAGCCAAACCAATCACTAGGATCAAACTTTTTATTATATTCCCAGTGACCTTTATCTGTTAACATAAGCATTATACTTTTCTTTTGGTAAGTTAAAGTGATCGTCTTGTTTACGCCAGATATGTAATAGCTTTCCATTCGCTAACATATGAGCGTGACCTTCATCACTATAAAAATCATTATATGCCTTACAAACAATTTCTTTTCGATGCGCAGGTAACGTTGTACCTTCAAGCATTTTTTCAGCTTTCTTAGGTCCAATTTTAGGAATACCTGGGATATTATCTACACTATCGCCCATAAGTAATTGTTTCCAATAGAAATAATCTGCGTAATCACTTTCAATTATATAAGTCTCTTTCTTACGAGGATTGTAATGAAGACCTTCAATGCAGTCTAAATCCTTATCTACAGTAACAATTGCATAAGGTTGTTTACATTCGTTAGCCCAAATGCGAACCATGTCATCAGCTTCACAATTATCTGTTAGTATACAACCTTCATACTCGTTTACAACATCTGATTTCAAATCCAAGAACCAGTCTGGTCTTGTAGATTTTGACTTTGATCGATTAGCTTTATACTCAGGGTATACGTCTACTCTAAAGTTATCAGGACCACCCAAGGCCATAACATAATCAGTTGTAAATAAGTCTTCTAGTATAGCAGTAAAAAGACTATCAAAGTTTTCTCGTGCTTCTTCTTTAGTTTCTGCACCCCATATACTCATGTATAGTAGTACATCACCATCAACAATAGCTAACATAGTAGCTCCTTTATATTGTTCTTTAACGTCAGGTATTATTTACTCTTCGTTTTCTTCGGCTTCTATGCCTCTGCGAACTAACTCAAGAAAACCCATGTTAAATATTTGAGCAAAAGTTTCTTTGTCAAGATCTAGCTCTAATGTTGCAGATCCATCTTCATGTTCATCAATAGAAACTACATGAATACTGTGTACTTTACTTTCCATTTAATGCTCTCTTTTCAAGCTTGTTAATGTTTCTTAACATAATATCATTTAAGTTTAATCCTGCATTATCAGTTAAAACAGTAACATACCATAATACATCACCTAGCTCATCAATAAGATTCTCACGGCTAGTAGCATTACATACTTCTTCTACTTCTTCACGAATACCTGCTTTTAAGTTATCAGCGTGTACGTGAGTGTCACCATAAAATTGAACAGCTAATGATTGATATAATTCATTATTCATTTTTTATCCTTAATAAGTTCTAATTTAAATAAACCTTCAGGGCTGTTAACAGCAGCAACAATGTCAAGTAGCTGTTGAAATGTCATTACTACAACATCAAATTCATTTTTGTATTCTTGCCACTGCCTAACAAACACAGTAGAATTGTCACCAATAATAACTTGAACATCTTCTTGATCATCATCTTCTGACAATGTAGTTATAACAGCGTCTTCGTCAAG